CGTTTCGGCGACATGATTGCAGGACGGAAATTTACCCACCGTAAAGACGTGCGTGAGTTGCCCGTCAAGCAATCAGAGCCGGAGTGCCGGTAGTAGACTTGATGGGCATAGCCACAGCCGAAAACTGCGCATAACTCAGATGAGAAAAACTCTTGACAACGTCATACAGCGCATCCATCTCATGGAAAGGAACCCCAACAGCAGCCGCCGAAGCACAGACAACGAGATGATGACCGACACTCTCAATACGAGATATCTTGTCAAGTACAGCCATCTTGTACTCGTAAAAGTGTTTCTCCGACCTGAAGACCTGAGCAGTAACCTTTTTGTACAGTCTGTGGACGGAGGGAACCAAAGTGCCGTCTACCTCAACGTTACCACAGAACTCCTGGTTTTTCCCGATGTTGACTTTCAACTTGAAGTCCGAGTACGTGCCTATAGCCGAAAGCGCTTCGGAATCAGCGACCAGACCAACTTGAGTCTTCTTCGCGTCGTCGCCCTGGATCTCCATAGTGCTACGACCAATACCGCGGAGACAGAAATTGTTTACAGTGCCACCCAACTGGGAATTGTACAACAGAGTGCCAGGTTCACCAGAGGTCTTCTCCGACCTAGCTTGACCAGAAAAGAGACCGTTCTCAATCAGCCGGTAATCGTTCCTGTACTGATAGTAGGCGTCGATCAAGACACGCGGGACTAAAAGGTGTTCGGAATGTCTCCGTTCGACCTGCTGAGTGAAACGATTCTGCATCGAATCAAAATCCGCACCATCAGTCACACCCGTTTTCGCCCCAGGGAGAATAGTCCTGCACTTGTCGGCCAGCTGCTCATCGATTTCAGCCTCTGAGAATTTATTATTGTACGTCGTGCAAGGTCTCAGAGACGACAGCCAACGGTGGTTGATGATCCTAGTGACAGCCCCGAACTTGATGTTTGCCTCAGCAGACCAAGCAGAAATGCCCTGTCCAGCCTTCAACGTGTTAACAGCGTCGATGAGGAAAGGATTTCCGCCAGAAACACAAAGATCTTTCGTCGGTTTGAAAATGTCCTTCAAATGGTGGCGGATGACTGCTGAATCGAACTCACTCTCCCCAAGACGACGCTTTTCGTAGTTACGTTGTAAAGAAGCGAACTCCCACTCTCGAACAATATCGGCCTCCTTATGCGGGTCAACAACGAGAGCGTCCTGACGTTCCGCGACAAACAGATCAGCCATGCGATTGGCCAAAGCCTCAGCCTGGTTGTTGAACCGAAACTGTCTTCGCCTGCGAAAGTACCTATGCGCTACGGCCTGCAAAGACTGAAATTGATTGTCGCCGAAATAGCGAAGTCCCTCACCTATGGACATCGCCAAACCCTTGAGTGCCCTCCTATGGTAATCGACTGGATGACCACGAGAGTTTACTTGGTTGAGCCAGTCAACAGCGAGTTCACCCGTCCTCGGAACGTTAAGCATCCCTTGCCGCGCCGCCTCCTCGTTGAGGAACTGCCGGTCCTGCAAAGAAAAGGCAGGAGAAAAGGTGTCCGCGAACAGAAACGCGTCCGAAGTCGGTTGCGTAGGACTCGTCGACAAACCAACAG